TCATTTTGTCGATAGCTTTGCTTATATCGTGGCTCTTCGGGAATCCCTGACCGTAAAGCCAGTCTATCTGGTCTTTTATAGTGAATCCAGCATCTTCCAATCCTGTAACCATTCTATGATAGGTTCGGGTTCCGCAGAACGCTAAGAGGTAACCGCCTGGTTTTAAAACCCGTAGGGCTTGTTTGCCCCACTTTTCAGAAAACTCTTGAAACTCCTTTGGTTCAAAGTCATCCCAAGACTTGCCCATAAACGCCAAACCATAGGGTGGGTCTGTAACAATTGAATCTGCACTATTCTCTTCCATCTCTTTCATTTCTTCAATACAATCTCCACAAATTATCTCTCTCATATTTTTCACCTTTTTTGTTGTTTTTTCACGCCCCTCAACCGATGAAGGAATATGGGACATCGCTGCCCCGCGCCTTCTTATTATATTATAAGGGGGGCCTCCTATTTAAAGTTTGCCTTTGAGAAGGGTGAAAAAGAATTTATTTAGATTATAGATAAAAAAGATTTAAGGGGGTTCCTTAATCCTTTAAACTCTATCCTTTAATTTAAACCGTTTTGATAATTTCGCCGGCGGCGGCGGCGGTGCGCCGGATTCACCGATATAGGCCGGAAATATGAAAAAAAACAATGGGCTATGCCCTATCGGGGGGCCTTAAAACGGCTCAGCGGCCGATCTGATGGACGGGAAAAAAGGAAAAAAACGAAAATTGAGGATTTAAACTGTTTTTTAGACGCATGGGTGATCGACCGGTCATTTCAAAAAAAGTCCCCGCTGAAAAATTCCTTGTCGACCTCTTTGACATCTAGGAAAAGACGGGGCTCCAAATTTTTTCGGAGAACGATGGCTGGGACGCTATTATCCCCCCGGCTTGCGAATCCTGAAGATTCGGCATAATAATCAAACTTAACCATCGAGGGGGCGGCCAGCATATATCTCTTTTGCCCATGAATTTTTTCAATGCCCATCCCGGATTTATGATTATGCGCTGAAATGATAAAATCGGCATCGGAGGCATATTCCGAATAATAATATCTCGGAGCCCGCTGGCAACCATGCAGAGAGTTCGTCTGATTTTTCCTTGCTTTATGCCTGCAGAAAAATTTCCATTCTTTATTTCCATGCTTGATATAAAATGGATCCATATAAAATCCGACGCCGCCGTTTGATTTGAGCCCGTTGAAAACATCTCGAAAAGATATCGATGTTTTCGCATGCAGCCATGCCTCATGATTTCCATCGTAAATCCGGAGGATGCTATCCTCGCACATCAGATTGAAAAGATGGGAAAGCATGCGGGCCTGTTCGCTGGGGTCGGCTATCTGATTGTTTGCAGTTGGGGGTGAATATTTCGTTGCGTTGTTTATCAGATCTCCAAGCCCGAGAAAAAAACAATTATCATGTTTTCCGATCCATTCCGAGACTCTTTTTATTCCTTCATAATCTATATTTTTCTTTCCTACATGCCAGTCGGCGCCGATGACCAAGATGACGGTTTCATGTTCATCGAGATCGATGACGTCCCACTCCCGATTTTGGCGCGGCTCTTTTTGTTCGAGGATATCGTTGAATTCTTTTCCCTCATCGAATATCTCTTCGTTTATATCATCATCAGGTTTATTAAATTTATATTTATATTCCCCGTCTTCGGTTTTGATCGTTTTGATATCCATTTCGTCCCGGCGGGCTCTTCGGACCGCATTATTTCCCGCCTCCCTTTTTTCCTTTAATCCTAATTCCTTTGCTATTTCAATTGCCGTGAGGGGCCGATAATCATTTTTTTCAAAAGCTTCTTTCATCTTTGCTGCAGTGCTTTTTGACATATATATCCACCATAGAAAAATAGAAAGGAGGTTTATAAAAGATTTTCAATTGTTTTCCAAAGGTCTTTCTTTAAATTTTCTTTTTTGATGTTGATGGGATAGTCCTTATTTTCATAGACCTTGTCTATTGCCTTGAAAAGCAACCTCCTAAATTCGTTTTTAACGATCTTAACTATATAACTTTTAATTTTTTCAATCATTTTTATCACTCTCCTTTTTATGTTTTTCCTTTATTTTTGCAGAAATCAGGAGGATCGATATTCCGATCCCAATTATAAATTGTCCCGCGCGCGTCTCGATTTTTTCAACCCCTTTGAGGAGGAGAATAATACCGACGCCCGTCAATCCTTCTTCCTCCAATGTTTTTAAATATTTTTTTTCCATAATATCACTCACAAACGGTCCAGCCGCAGCGGGGACATTGAATGCAACCTTCCTGATAGATCAGATTTTCGCAGTCGCAATTTTCGCACATTTGAAAACACCCATATTTTTCGTATTATTTTTTTCATATTTAGTTGTTTATCAGCGTTGATTTATAAAAAGACCGCTGAAAAAATAACGCCCACCAAAGCTGAGGTGGAAACGGTTGCAATTATAGATAGAATTCTTATAAATTTAGAGGGGTTCTTTTTTCGATATTTGATATCACGGCATTTGGTCTGATGTTCTTTTATTTTTTCATCTATTTTTTCATCTATATGCTTTTGAAGGTCCCATCTTAATTTTTTAATGTCTTCCCTTAAATCCTTAATATCTTCACGACGTGCCAAATGAGTCCCGGTTAATATATCATCGCTCATATAATCACTCCATTTTTTCTTTTCGAGGGATACTTTTTTGATTCCTTTTTTCCTCTTCGATCCCGAAGGTTGTATTCCGACCCGCGACGACTTCAACCCCTTCTGGTTTCAATATTTCAACTTCTATGATTTTATCCTCGACGTCTATGTTTCGGGCGGGGTCAAGATAGTCGATTTTAACATTTATGAGATTTCCCCGAGTATATTTTTCACCATAGAAAAGCAAGTCTATTTTCGCCGCCGGTTCAGCGAACCGTTTTATGATATTTTCTGCAACATCTTCTGCCTGTTCAATCGTTCGGACCCAGGGTAAGGAATAAATTTTGGAATAGACTCCATAGCTATCGAAAGAATAGTCCGGGATTATTTCAGGGGCTTTTCTTCGAGCTTTTCTATCGAGATAAGGTGAATATATAATAACATCATTTATGATCCCATCTTCATCCCCAAGCTCGATGGAGTCAGTTTCAACATCATGTTCCTGACTGTTGAAAGGCTCTTCGCGCCAGTCAAAAAGAAAAGCAGAATTGCCGTATTCAACTATTATTATATCGACTTTATTATCATTCTGCGTACATATTTTCACAACGTTTTCGGTTCCCGTGGTTACAGCTGAAAGCACGTCTTTCAGTTTCACATCTCGATCCTCATATGATTTTATTTTTTTAGCTGCATAGTCGCCAAAGATTTCATATTCATCCTCGGGCATTGTCGACGCTTCCAGAAAAGTTTCAACCAACTCGGCAGGGGTCTTAGCGAGGTCTAGTCTTGTTATATTCTTATCTCCGTCGAACTTTAGATTGTCGTTTTCATCATCCCACCTTTCTTCAGGGCCCATAAAATAAGCTCGGACTATTTCGCCGCTCCTCTTATCGAAAGGGAATAGATATCCGACTATGGATTCATCCTGAAAAACATAATCATCGATATAACCTATCCCTTCATCGTCAAAGTTATATAACGGGCGTTGTTTTTCGGCGGGGAGTTGAAGCGTTTCGCTGACAGGAAGCTGGTTTTCAGACTCATAAAAGAATATTCGAAAATCAGCTATATCTATTTGATGATCCCTTTTTTCATCCTCTTGGCTCATGAGGGTATTATCCTTATCATTTATATATATTTCAGTGTTATCTGTAAACGAAACAGCGTCAAACTCGTAAAACATGGGCTCCGGGACTTCGAACTTTTCATCAACTATTGGGATGCCATTCAAAAACATCCGAAAATAGATTTCGTCATCATCTAAATCTCTTATGTCAGTATCAATTTCCCAGTAGATATGATTCCATTCAGACGAGTCGTTCAGGGAGACGGAATATTGGATTGCCCTCCAGGCTGCGTCATCCCCAAATCCCAGCGGGTCGTAAACACCGCCGGAGACGATAAGATCGTCAAAAAACTCATCACCGACAATATAGGCCGATAACGGCGTGCCGATCGGTTCGCCCTCTTCCCATAGATCGGGATCTATAAGAGATATAAGAGGATATCCATCCCCCTCTTCAAGTTCGTCCGGGGCCCTGAACCAGAACGAACAGGCCGCGCCCGGGACGTCTTCATCTTCATAGACATCTGCAGCTGAAAGTGGCGGGCTACTCATTGTCAACTTCGAATTTTCATCTATGTTCAGGAAAGATTCGGAAGCAACGTTCAGGACTTCGTCTGCATATTTATGAAAAATGGAAAGGATTTCGATCTCTAAATTCCCTTCCCTGGTCATCCGGCCCCGGGATTTAGCTTCCCCAAAGAAAAAAATTTCATCATTTTCGTCAAGGAACCGGAAAGGGGTCCCGGGTTCTATTTTATCCTTATATCCTTTTTCAGTCTCAATTTTTCCTTCCGGGGCTATATATTTCATCCCCAATCCTCTTCGGACCTCCCAATCCTCATAATCGAGGGTCTCCCATGAGGCGTCAGCTTGATATTCTATTTGAACGCTCATGAAAACGACCCCCCTCGAAGATCGATTCTCATGCTTTTAAATTCCGCCCCCTCCGAGTCTATGATATTAAAATCAATTTCTTCGAGCGCAACAGGGATTTCGTCTTGTCCTGCAATCTTTCTATCAGACGCGAAGGAAAATTTCCAACTGGCGTCAAAAGCTTCGTTATGAATTGAACCCGGCCAATTCCCAATTAGCCAGGCTTCTTGCTCTTCGAAAGTCTGAATTTTTCCATTTTCGATTTCAATATCAAGGGCCTCTTCCATTTCATCGATAGGGGTTTTTTCTCCCTGCTCTTCGCCGGCAGTCCCATTGCTTTTATCGACATCATCATCAACCATGAACGCGTTTATGGATATCGTGCCCTGCATTCCCGTCAGACCGAACAAAAGATTGTCGAGCCAATGGGTCCCGGGAACTGCGATCGAAACCGCTTCCTTTTCGGATCGAACACTGACGTTTTGTATATTTCCAACTATATAATCATATTCCTTATTGTTTTTCTCGAGCGTCAGGATGATTTTTTCCTGCGCTTTCCAGGCCATCTTTTCAAAACTATTTCTTTCAAAAATAGAAAATCACCTCCGGGTCCCTCTTTGTCTTTCCTGAACATTTATGAACCCTGCAGCGTCCCCTTCGATCTTGATATCAGGGCCTCTACTCAATCTTCGGATCTCTTCGATCAGTCCGGCTTCCTGTTCGGGAGTCCTGACAGTTTCGCGATCATGCAAGAAGGCCAGACCGTCCCCCCGCATGACGCCGCCGCCAGCAAACCCCGGGATCGAACCGAATATATTCGAAAGGATATCCGAAAACTTCGAGACGAGCCAGGAACCGAAATCTAAAAGGGCGCTCAACATTATTTCTCCTATTTTCATCCAGATCTTCAGATATGTTTTTATTCCTTTCAATATCAGGCCGGGCAATTTTTTGATTTGAGCCCAAAGCCATGAACCGAAATCGTTCAACATCGAGGACAGATTTCCGATAGGATCGGACCAAAAGTCAAGCCAATCCGGAAGGAGGTCCATGAACCATCGCAAGACGGGGCGCAAAAGAGTCAATAATGCTTTGACCAGCGGGACCATGAAAGCTTGAATAATATTCATGAAGGCCTCCATCATTTTTTTCACGGGTTCCATTTTCGCGAGAATCATCAAGGGGCCCAGGGCGGCCAGAATAGGCCCGAGAAGTTTCAACATTCCCATTAATGGTTTCATCATCCCGCCGATTCCGGATTGCATTCCCTCGAGGGGACTGGTTATTTCTCCCAACCCTGGCATTTCCCCATCCCCATCTTCCGGACCGGGACCTTCCATATCCTCAATTTGTTTTTGGGTCTCTTCAACCCCCTCGGGCGAAACCAGAACTCTTATCTCTTCAGCCATATTTTTATCCCTTTTTTTTTATTATTTCAATGCTTTCGAAAACTCTTTTAAAAACTCTTCAGCTATCAGGAGGTGGAATAAATGTTCTTCCGCCGAAACTTGTGCAAAATATTCGCTTGCGGTCTTTCCTGTCATGAATAATGTTAATGCAATCGGCGCGCCGCTTATCGAGCTTAATCTGAATATTTGCTCATTTTTTTTTGATATCGTTTGATAAAAGCTGACGCGGCCTTGATGACAGCGCCCATCCCGACATCATTTGCTATTTTTTTCCAGTCGTTTTTATTCCCATCAATAGTCACATCGCCTAGAAGATCAAGGCCAATATCAAATTCCTCTTCCTCAGAAAGTTGGTCGCTATCCATTTTTTGAATCAGTCCCATGAAATTCGCAGGGACTGAAAGACTGACAGGGATCGAAACTTCAGACCCATCCTCATATTCGAAGGTCAGATCGGTCCTTGCATTTTCCTTTTCCTTTTTGCTGAATTCTTGAAGGACAGACGAAACGGCTTCCCCGTCCCGTTTTTTTTCCGTTTTCACCTTTTGACGCGCTTTTTGAATCTCTTTCCACTTTTGAAAGTCCTCTTCGTTGAGTTCTTCTTTCGCTTCCCTTTCGCTCAAATCCAGCTTTCCAAATATTTCGCTCATTTTTTCTCACCTCTATTTAACGGTCGTTATTTTCAAACCTCTTCTTCAGCAGGAACTTTATTTCCCGACTGCCAGTAATCCTTTATTTTTTCCCAATCATGGATTATAAGGAAGGAGCCTTCGCTATCCAGCTCAAGTTCAACCCCTTCGTCATGACCAGCACTGACTGATGTCGACTCGACGACGACATTGGCTATCGTGAAAACTAAAGGGGTCCCCCGTTTTTCAGATCCGATCTTCCCAGTGATCTGAACTTTTTTCGGAACACTTTCATCGGCCCATATTTTTGTTTGGGTTTCACGCAAGGCTTCAAAGTCCTCATATCCAAGATCTTTAGCTATTTCATCCAGCTCTTCGTCGTAGTCCCCCTCCTCAATATCCCATCCTTGCTCTTCCATTTCATCCTCAAAATCTCTAAAAGCGGTTAGCTCTTCGAAGGCGTCCTCGCAAAAAGCTGCATAAGTCGCGTCAAAGGAGGCATTTTTTCCAGTTATATGCTTCGCATAGTAGAAAACCGAGCCGGACCCGGCAACGGGTTCAACCTCTTGCTCCAATTCAAGGGTGAAATCTTCGAGGATTCCAACGACATTTTTGAGGTCGGTTGGATCCCCTATGTGCATTCTTGCGGTCTTCCCCGAAAAGACACGTCCGTTATATTTTTGAATATCAATTCCTTCGTCCCAGCATTTATTATCTGACATAACAACCACCTATATGAGTTCGTCATTCCTATTATTTTTTTAACTTAAAGATGTTTCATTTTTATAACATCTATTATTATAATGTAGTTGTTATAAGCTTTACTTTCCAACTTTCATTGAGATATTGAAATGAGTTTTTGTTTTTCATCTATTGTTATTATAAAGAGTTGTAAACCAAGGCTTATGCTAACTACAATATAAAAATGGTTTTATTAAATATGTTTCCTTTCAATCGTTAAAGTTGCGATCGCTATGAACATTGATAGTTTGTCTGATTTTTGGAGCTCGAAATAATCGAGACGGCAATCGGCGGTGGCGGGGTGTTCCATAATAACTCTTTCGGCTCGATTGAGTGCTTCGGTTGCAAGCTCTTTATATTCCTTTATCCTTGGGGGGTGCTGTTCTTCGAAATGGACCCATATATCTATTTCATGCGAATAACTGGCCCCGGACGCATGATTCATCTCTTCAAAAATTGTTATGAAAGGAAAATTCAAATAGTCCCATTTGGTTTCCCCCTGAACGACGTCGTTTATTTTTTTAATATCTTCGAGTTCTTTTTTGACATCTTCTGTCAGATTTATGAGTAGATTTTCATAATTCATTTTATCACGATTTTATCTTTCTATATGATATCTCTCCCCAAATTCATCGATGCTTTCCTTTATATATTCTTGCGCGTCTATCCCTTCTTGCGCTATTTTTTGTTGAACCGCGTATCCCAGACTTTCAGATCCTAGTTTTATTTTCGCCCATTCTTTGAGTGGTTGAATAGGAGGCCAAAATGGTTTCGTTCCTTGATCAGTTGCTGCGGCCTGTGGTTTTTCCGAAAAAATTTCCCACCCATCTTCGGTTTTTTCCAGACGCCAGCTGCGTTTTAATCCCCCTTTGAATTTAGGACTATTTCTTCTTATTATATTCTTTAGTTTTTTCCCTGGAACTTCGAGCTTTTTAATCGCTTTTTCCTTCAACGGTTCATTTAGATTTTTGACCTTGACCGTTTTTTTCATTTAAACCACCGTCAAGGAACGGCCGCGTCTTGTCATCTCCTTTATTTCGCTTTCAATATCTTCGTCTATTATTTTGTCCCATCCCTCGAGGTTCGGGTCGTCGACGTTTATAGTTGAAAGAGCCTGACCTAGTCTGTCGGCGTCTAGCATGTTCTTTATTATTTTTATTTGAACGCTTTTTATATCGTTCGGGATTTCTTTATATCCTCTATCATATTTTATCCTTGCTTCCTCACCGAGCATTGACCACTCTAGTTCATGAGTTTTATCTCGAAAATGATGTCCGTTATATCTTCGCCTCCGGTCTTTGAACCCCCGCGGTCGTCGTCTTAGCTTAGCCCCCCACTCTTTTGTTATATAACTATTTTTTGAAACTTCCCGCCAGGCTCCATCTCGGCGCGTAACCTCGATCTTTTTGATTTTTTGAACGGGACGTGGAAGATGTAGAGTATCAGAATCGTGGCATGAAACGACATCTTCAACATCTTCTTGAAAAGAGAACTTATAATCCCCGGTCCGATTTTCGATAATCCCCCTACTTTCCTCTTCAAGCAATTCAAGCAGCTCTTCAAAACTCAATTCCATATCGTATTCGTCGAAAAATTGTTCGGGTTTATGTGGCAATCTATTTTTTATTCTATCTATCGATTGGAGTCTTTCATCGTTATTATCATTCATGTTTTTAACACCCGTTATTTTTTAAACTAAGGGAAAGGGGTTGAAAGAAATGATAGAAAAATAAAAGGGTTGATAGGATTTACTCCTGTTCGATTCCGAAGACCCGCTTCTGGTTTTTCAACGCTGGGGTCTTGAAAGATTGGATGGAAAGTTTGTGAGCGGCCCCATCGCGCGGGAGATCTCTCTGCACCATTTCTTGCGCGGTCCTCCATTCGATTTCTGAACCGTCAAGTAGGATGACACTATATTCTCCAACTTCTGGATCTTCAAGGCCGTGCGTCTCAAAAACTGGCCTGTTCTTATAGGTCATGACTTCTTGACCGGCTTCGAGAGTTGCGCCTGGATCGTTATATCTGACCCGATCTTGCAAGTCTTGTTCTAGTGAAAGGGCTGAGCTGAAATTTGCAAATATCATAGCGTCTCCTATATTGCCGCCCGAGGCTTTATATTCCTTGAAAAGTTCCTGGACATCCTTTTCGGAGACGTCGTTTTCGTCAGTCGTAACAACCGTTTCAGTATCAACTTCTAAGTTCCAGTCTTGGACGGCTCCTTCGTCTTCCCTCATTTTAAAGTAATTGCCTCTAAAGAGCTGATCTTCAAAGAATTCTTTCAAGGCCTGTGTTCCTAGATCGCCGGCTATAGCTATCGGATCAGTGTTCGCGTCACTGAAAATCTGCAATCTTTCTTCGATTCCTGTCGTGACATAGACACCTAATTGTTTATATTCCCTTTGGATCGGTTGGTCCAAATCGGATTCTTCATATGCGTCCCATTCAGGGTCATCTAGATCATCGATCTTTTGAACTTCGGGAAGGTCGTCGTAAGCTTTTACGTTCACCCACTGCCTTTGGCTGGTCACCGTTGGGATGAAATCAACGGCTGGCGTCAGCTGCGGTTGCAAGATCTGGGCGCCAGGGATGAAAGCAAAAGGCAATCTCCAGCTTTCGTCTCCTATAGACTTTCGGACCATATCCATAGCTTTTTGTGGTGTTGCATTCCGGTTTTCCATGTAATCTTTGTACATCTTTATATAAGGTTTTTCCGATTTATAGAGGTCGTCCCAAGCATGGACGCTTTTCCTGCCTTTCAACGCTAGGGGGTCGTTTAGAATTGTTCCATCTGCCGCATTGCCGAAAACGCTTTTGGCGACATTTTCAATTTCTCTCTGATCGAATTTCTTAACTACTCCTATTTTTGACATAAATATCACATCTTTTTATTTTTTTATGAATTATGATTTTAATTAAAGGGTTTTTAACTTCCTAAAAACGACTTTTTATCATGCCTGTCATGACTTTTTATTTCTTCGAGGTCGTTTTCGTTGACGCCGTAGTTCAGGTCTTTTCGTTTTATCGATTTTTCTTCCTTTTCATCATCATCATCATCATACTCTTCCTCTTCGTCATCATCTTCGTCATCATCTTCGTCATCATCGGACTGTTCTTCCTCTTCGTCGTCGGCACCGTTTTCGAGATCCTCCCTGATTCCTTCCTGAACCGAATCAAGGATTGAATCTAACATAGCTGCGAACTCTTCGTCGTCCTCAGCCCCTCGTCTGGCGTTAGTTATCGAGTCGAACATCTCTCTGAAGTGGCCGCCTAGAATTCCCATTATCTCTTCGATTTCATCAGCTTCGATCTCTTTATCGGTTTCCATGTCATCCCTTTCATCCTCTTCGACCTCTTTGTCGTCCTCTTCATTTTTCGATTCTATTTTTTCCTTTAACTCTTTCATCTCCGAATAGACATCCATGATAGTCGGTCCTGGATCGTTGTCTTCCTGTTCCTGTCTTTCGTCAACTTCCTCGTTTTCGTTTTTATCAGTTTCAGGTTCGTCTTGAGATTCATCATCTGTCATGTTATCGTTTTTCCTATTATCTTTTTTATTAAAAAGACTTACTTCTCCTTCCTTTTTTAGTTTCACGCCTTCACCCCGGGGGGCGAATATAGAGTATCCAGTAAGTTCCTCGTTTTTTATCATATTCCAGACGTTATCATCCCATTCAACCGAAAGCAACCAGGTGCCCTCAGGGTATTCAACGCTTTCTCCGTCTGTTTTTTTGAATTCACGATTTTCCTTAAGGACCCAGGACTCTTTTATGATTCCCTGCCCGGAGACCCCATCGTGCTCAACATCGATGGCGTCGAGGCCCTGTTCGATGAAATCATATGCCATTTTTTCTATCCTGCAGGAAGGGATAAGATCGCCTTGTTTATCGACTTCGCCTGGGATCAAGACAGGACCTGTTGTTATCTGTTTTTCAGCGCTCTTTTTTAACACCGAAAATTCGGAATAGATTTCATATCCCCCGGTCTCATTTTTCTGGATAATATATTCGGAGTCCTGAGCCGGTTCTCCGACGCCGGAGACCAGTTTCAAAGGCAGATAAGTCAGGACGCGCCCGGTGCTGTTAAGCAACTCTTCAAGATTTCGTCCCGAATTTTCGGCGTCCCTTTTGAGACTTTGAATTATTTCTTTGATTTTCGATTCGTCGTCATACATGTCTTCAAGGTCGGTTTTTATCTTATCCAATTCATCTTTCATAATATAACACCTGTTATTTTTAACTGTTTTTTCTAACATCTATTATTTTTTGAGCCTTTCCTTTCCGCCCGCCCAAGCGTCCAGTGACTTTTATCAAGTATTTCCCAGGATTTTCAATCGATATAACTTCGAAATATTCTCCTTTGTCGTGCTTTTCGAGATTTTTTTCTATTATTTTCTCCCTCGTTTTCCCACGATAAACTTCTATTGTTGCGTCTTCCAGATCGACTGGGTCCTTTTTTGAACTGAAGGGCGTCGTCAAACAAAAATATCCCTGAACCGTGAAATGTTCATTTTCTATTATTTCATCTTTCATCAATTCAAGATTGGCCAATATTTCGGCGTCAAAATCTTCGAATAAAGCGAAAAGGATAGAATCCTGATAAATCCTATAATCGAAAGTTTCGTCCTCTTCGTCTTCAAGCTCGAAATCGGGTTTTTCGAATAACCATTTATCGAACCCGCCGAGTTCCGGCGATTTGGCTACGATGTTTAGTATGGAACCTCTTAAATATTGGTCGTTATATTCAAACCTTTCATAAAGTGGTTCTGTGTCAACCGCCCCGACCCCTTCTATTTCTATATCAAATCCATATGAAATTGGAAGGTCCTGGAAAAAAACGGTCTCTTCGCCCGGGAGCATGAAAAAATCATTCGCCAATTCCATGTTCTCGGCTCTTCCATCATATTCCGGGGTCTCTTTTTCATCTATTATTTCAAGCTCGTTTTCTTTGAGTTCAAAACAAATGAAACGTTCCCGCGTTGCAGCGATAAACCTCTCCGGATAAAAAGCTCTCAAGGACCAAATAAAATCGCTGTAAATATCATAACCTTCAAGACCCGTTTCCGAGATCACTTCTTTTTTATCAAGATCAAAAATGCTTATCGCGCTCGGCGTTTCAGTTGATATTCCCTCTCCGCCGGTGAAAGCGATATCATTTTCTATGTCTAGGCCGTGGGGCCAGATCATATTTCCCTCTTCCGATTCGATTTTCCACGCCGGTCCAATTTGAAGGATTTCACCGTTATATTCATCTTTTATCTCTTCGATTGAAAAGACTTTTAAATCTGGTTGCGGTGGCGTTATTATATAATCTTTATATAAATCTATCTCATCGATGCTTGTTAGTTCAGTTTCGTTCTTAAAGATGATATCGCCACTTTCGTCAACCCCTCCAAAGAATTTTTGATCCTCGGAATAATAAAATATGCCGTCCTCGTATTTTATATCCTTTATATTGTCCTGTTCAACTTCGAATTCTTTGATTATATATTCATTAGCGTCAACGATTTCGCCGGTATCTTCATATTCCTCTTTTATCCCTTGAATATCTATTAAAATGAATTTATCATCAACGCCGAAAGCCGCCGTTTCGGCCCCCCTTTCAACGGCCGTTATTTCCTTTCCTTCTCCAAATTCGGCTAGGCTTATAGGATCGTTTGCATAAATCGGTGGGAAACTTTCACTCGGAATATCGAACCGGATATCCTGCTCGGAAAAAACATCTTCTTCGGAAAAAATCGCGCGGGCTTCCCAGATCTCATTGTTTTCCTCCCATCTTTTTTCATCGATATAGAGGGGGCCCATTTCTTCACGCTGAAAAATGACACCCTGTTCTCCGATCTCCAATTCAAACTCATTTTTCCTGCTCATTTTTAACACCCGTTATTTTAGGACCACTTGCAGGTCGTTTATCTCTATATCGCTAACATCCTGGATCACGGTGAAACCGATCTCGATTTCATCTTCTTTTTCTAATTCCATAAGCGCGGTGAAAGAGAGATTCTCCGGTCCCGGTGTATCGATACCGATCGACATCGGTGAAATTTCAATCATTTCGCCGTTTTTGAATACGGCAGCGGCTACCGTTTCACCTTTCGGCTCTTGGATAGCGATGTTGGCATGTATAAGCCCGTGATATATAAAATCACCTTTATATATCATCTTATGTTCCTCGTATTCAACATTTTTTCCGGGGGTTTTATTCAAGTCCTCATCATTTATATGGATGATTTCATAAGCGTCTGCGTCGGATTTATCTGCGGCGTCAAAATCCCCCTCGATGATATACCCCAGCTCCTCTAATTTCAAAGAATATGAACCCCTAACTATGTCGTGTTTTTCCTGGTTATGTTCCCTTATAGAGGCTGGTGTTATAGGTTTCCATTCTATAGACTCGTTTGTATAGAATTCACTTTCATATTCCTTTATTTCTAATTCATGTTGCAAGCGGGGGTAAGTCTTTTCACCAGTCCCGATCCCCCAGGTTTCATCATCGTGGTCTCGAAATGAAGCTATATCCCAAGGTTCATCGAGACCTTCGGTGTCAGTATCGATATATGTGGCTATATCTTTCATCTCGGCGGTGGTTTTTCCTGTGCCGCCATCACTAAACTCAACGCCGCTCGTTTCGATATCCCAGAATGAATTTTCTACAATCGAAGGTGCAGCTACCCTTCCTATCAGACCGCCGTAATATGATTCGCCTGAAACGGCGCCAGTTGCATAACATTTTTCAACTTCAATGCCCTCAAGTCCAACCGACGCTCCAATCAGACCGCCAACCTCTGAGTCGCCTTCAACATCGCCGGTCGCATAAGAATCTTTCACTGAAGTTTCTTCTGCCTGTCCGACCAGACCGCCAACCTCTGAGTCGCCTTCAACATCGCCAGTTGCATATGATTTTTCTATAAGATTTTCGCCAACACCGGCCCATCCGACCAGACCGCCCATTTGAATGGAATTGTTATTTTCATCTATAATTTCTGCGCTCGAAAAAGATTGGGTGATTTCTGAGTCCTCAGTTTGCTGTCCAACCAGGCCGCCCGCTCTTCCGTCTGGCCCGGCAACCATGAGGGGCCCGTCCGTTGAGCAATTGATTATTTTTCCGCCATCTTCAAGCGAATAAGCCAAGATTCCGGTGTAAAAATCCGCTGTTATATCGGCCTCGACGTGAAGATTGTCCACCACCCCGCCTTCGATCCTTTCGAAAAGACCTATATCTGTTGTACCAGCGTCAATTTCAAGATCTCTTATTTGATTTCCCTGACCGTGAAATGTCCCTTGAAAGGGTTCGATGGGGGCCCAACCACTATCCGGATCCTCGACGTTTTCTTCATATCCATCAGTGTTTTTATCTAAATCATTCATCAAAATATAATCGGCTTCAGGATCGGCATCTACAGCTCTAAGATCGTTCCAATCGTGGATCTCAATTTTTTCAGTCATCATTGTCACCCTCCTTTATATCATCAAGGGTTTTTTTCAACCGGTGCTTTCTCCCTTCCATCTTTTTCCTTTCATTTTTGATCCAATCGTCAGGGTCGTTTTTTATTTCAGATTTTAATTCTTCTAGGGCCTCTTTGGCACATAAATTTCCCGGCTCGGTTTCGTGGTATTCTAATTGATCGATTTTTTTATTTAGATTATCTATTTTTTTATCAAGTTGGTCGTCCGGATTTTCTTCAAATTTTTCAATTCTGTCTTCGAGATCTTCGATCCTCTTTTCAACGTTTTCTTCCTTCATTTTATTCAACCCCCTTTATAGGGTTCAGTTTCATAAATAAAACGCTTTCGTCATCCCAGTTTTCATCTATTTCAGGGGCCTTTTCGTCAAGAAAAACGTTATCAAACTGCTCGAGAAATTCAACGTCGTCAACCAGGTCCTGAAACTCATTTATATCTTTTATATCTATGAATTCTACGGCGTCTTCCTCTTCATTAACAATTAGAAGGTCACTTGCGTTATCGATAAAATCTTCAGGCGTATCCTTGAGCTCAACAAATTGATCTATGATTTGGTCCTCAATCTCTTCGATATCATCAAGCGTTGCGATTTTATTATATTTTTCAGCGACCGGGTCCCACTGATATATCCCTTCCGGTTTCTGTCCTTCGCCGCTGACATATATCAGATCGCCCTGCGCTTCTCCGATGAAATCAAATCTTGGGAGGGAAAATTTCAAAAACGCGTCTATAACATCTTTTCGAATTATGTCAGTATCTCGAAAAACGTTGCTCCATCTTTTCATTTTTTAACCCCGTTATTTTAGTTATATGTTACGCCGCGGACGGCTTTCACGTCGATTTCTCCTTCTGTCGGCGCTTCCTTATATCGAACTTTCAATCTCAATCGGCTGTTCTGCGAAGTCGTTCTCAATTCGAAGATATCATCATCATCCCTCAAGAGGTCTGATATATCATCAACGGCCTGCACGGTCACCCATCCATCCTCGGTGTCTATCCGTTCTACACCTTCAAGGACGACAGTCTCGATCTCGGCGTCATGGGAATCCCTGATCTTAAAACCAGCTTCCCTTAAATTTCTATTATCAACTGGTTTTTCATCTGATTCAGGGTCCGGGAATATATGCCAGTCCGTATCTCTTATCTCTTTAACTTCACGATTAAAATTTTCGTTGACACTCATGGTTAAAACCTCAATTATTCATATATCTTATTCATTTTTATCTTTAAATTCTTTCCTATTTTCCTTTTTTTCCTGCGGCCATTCACCGGTTGCTTCACGATGCAGGTGAGCGCAATAGGCTTCCGGGTGGTTATCCTTATCCTGGTTGTCGACGACACAGGCTTCGAAATCAGCATATCCCGCGAACGGTTTTTGCGTCGCCTCAAGATCCTGATCCGCGCTCTTTTCATATCTCTCGAGCCGCCGCGAAACTTCTTGTGCTATTTCGTCGGCGTCATCATCATCAGCGTCAACATCCGGATCCTCGATGTAATTTTCATCCTCTTTTCTTTTCCGCTCATATCCAAGATCCTCTCGATAGCGCTCTTCGCTTATCAGACCGGCTTTATATTCTTCCAATTTTCTTTCCGAAACTCTACTTTTCGATGTTTCTGAGAGGTCAGGCTCGAACTCGAAGACGTATTCGGATCCAAAATGCGGTTTCAATATTTCGGTATATATATAATATTCGATCTGAGATAGGATCTTGCTTGCCGTGTTTTCCTCGTAATTTTCTAATTCGGCGCTTAGAGTATGATAGTTGACTCGTTCCGGCGATATTCCTAGGACAGCCGCGGGGACGCCGAATGCTGTCGTCAATGCCTTGACATAGAACATCATCCTTTCATTATAATCGAGATCCTTATAGTTTTGCGCAAATTCCAGAAAGTCGATCGAACCTTCCTGCCCACTAAAAACCGGCAAGCTGGCCGGGTCCCCTTTGATATTTCTCAGTTCATCGGTTATCTGCTCGAGGTCGTCAAAAGAATATTCCTGCGCAACGATAGCGCCGGGCGTTATAGCCCCCCTTGCGAAATAATCTCTTTCCTGCGCCAATGAGATATCTAAAAGTTCTAGGAATGGCCGGACCTGTTCGGTCGGCGAAATTCCATATCTCAACCCCGACCTTTTATTATAGTTTTCCCATGCAACTTCAGCGGGATCAAATTTTTTCACCTGGGACCCCACCTTGACACTGCCCCCTGATATTCCGGAAGCCCGTCTCTTATCGAATTGCCAGAAATTTTTGATTTCGCCGGTTTCCTCATATTCCTTCGTCCAGACAACAGGGTCCTGCAACGAAAGTTCGGCTGGGTTATATCTTTGAGGGTCTTTCAATCTATCATTTTCAAAAGCCGCCTTTGGAAATCTTTTAACAATGCAACTGTTTCCAACTTCGAGCCAATCTGAAACTATAGCTTCGGAGAATTCGAACCAATCGAGATCCGAATGGGGTTGCCAAAAAAGTTCTTCGATGTCGGTGGTTTCCTGGTCCTTTTTGACCCCCGTTATTTTTTTTCTTTCATCATGATTCTTTGATAGCCGTTTCATGACCTTTGCCTTGTTTTCGTTCGCTTCCATTTTTCTTATATGCCAGCTGGTGTTACTCGCAATATTGCCAAACATCTGGCCGATCGCATATATCCAGGGATTTTGCCGCGCTATCTGCCGACATTTTATTGGATCGAATTCCCATTGGGCCCCACGGACCTGGCTATAGAGCCAGGGAAATTTATCTTTCCTTTGAATTTCAGCGGCGTTATCCTTTCTATATATTTTTTTAATTATTTTCTCGAGTGCACCGCCTTCGGATATCCCGGGATTCAATTTTTTCATAAACTTTTTAGACTTTTTTCTATTGCCGGGGTTCTTTTTTTTATTATTTGAAAAAACGCCAGTGATTTTTTCAGAGATTGGCCCCATGATAAACCCTCATATAACTATGTCGTTTTTCCTATTATCTTTTTCCTTTAAATGTCTTACTGTAATTTTTTTGTCATGTAGTAGACCGCTTTTCTCCCAGCTCCGATCTTTTCTATCCCCCCTTTTGGAATTTCGTTGAAAACCTTTTCATAAACCCCTAGGCAAAAAACCCAAGGGTTGGAACCGCCTATCTTGTTTTCCCAGTCGTTTTTTTCAACCGCTTCTATCATCTTTCGTTTTTCCTGAGGATCGAAAAGATAGTCTATGCATTTTTTCCAATCGAGGAGCGATTGCGGCCAATTGAATTCGGATAAAAGTTTTCGTTTTTCACGAAGCATATAGGTCTTCGATATCTGATAATGATCCGCTATTTTTTCGGCCGGGCGCGGGCAGTCGGCTAGGATGAAAGAATGATGGAGGATCGCAGCGACCGAAGTTTCAAGGCTATATTTTCCTTTATTTTTCTCACTATCCTTTCTGAATATATAATCTTCAAGGAACTTTCGCGCTGTTTGAAAAATATGGTCCGGAAGGGAGAAGGTTGTTTTCGCGCTCATTAGAAGATCTATAGCCCGTTCCCATCTTTTTTCCTGACTTTTCTTATGCAAACCCGCCTCATAATTTAGTTTATTTGTATAGCTCCCTAAATTATTGGTCCTTTTATAGAAATCATCCAAATCATTTGCGCTTTCAATCTTTCGGTTTTCACCCGGGAGTATTTCCCCTTCTTCGATTTCATAGACGAAGTTTTGCTGGGTTACAAACCCACATTCTTCGCAGAACCTTTCCTTTTCGTTCGATATTATCCGGCCGCCGCAATCGGGGCATTCTCCCATCATAGCACCTCTTTTTAATGAACCTGCAGATCTATAATGTCCGGGTCCGGGTTGACGAAATTGAGATATCCGCAGAAAGGACAATAAAAGCCGACGATCTCAACTTCGTCGTTCTCAGAGGGCCTGGTCTCTCCATCTTTGTTTTCATTTTCAAATTTTTCTTCGCATCTTTCGCATATCAATTCCATTTTTTAATCCCACCTAATTTTTTTTGAATATTTAAAGGCTGATTCTAGCGCCGACCACGACCATTTTTTTCCCAGTTTTCTTGCCTTATTTTTATTTTCCACTGCGTTTTGATATTCCTGTTCATATGAATTCCCCCTGATGATAGACGCCAGACATGCCGCCTTTTCGATCCGGCCGTGATGTTTTCTTCCATGGGCGGGACACCAAACCATTATTTGTCCTCCGTTATTATCTTGTTTTTTCGCATCAATTTCATGTTCTTTGTTGATTGGGAAACTTTGCCGTTTTTTTCCTTTTCATTTTCAGATTTTTTTCTGGCCCAGACCAGATTATGGACTTCAGATTTCTTCATTTTTTTCACGCTCTTTTTCACGCTCTTTTCGAACCTCTTTATATGCTTCTATCAATATCATTCGAGTGATTTTCGCTTGCTTTCGTTCATCTTCTTGTTTTTGATCTTCGGGAGAATCATCTATAATACCTTCGTTTAATTTTTTCATTTTTTATCACCCTGGAGAAAGATGAGCGGCGGCGTCTCGAAAGAAGACGATGGAGGGGCGTATTTCTGCGCAAGGCAGTCAAAAAAGGTGATAAAACGCCGCCGCTTTTCATCTTTATTTTTTGAAAGTTTTGTTTTGAAAGACGGCGGCGGGTTTAGGGAGGCGCGAGGAGGTTTAAAAATTCCCGCCGCCGTTGTCATCTTCATTTTCATCATATATAGAATTGTTTTCGAACTATTTATATTTATTGGACCTCCCAGGACTACTGGAATGGGGATGTCGGACTGGTTGTTTGATATGGGTCCCGGGTTTTCAATCGGGCTGTCTTTCCCCCTCCTTTTTTTGATTTCTTTTTCGAATATAAAGCATATCTTATAGCGTCGAGGGCATGGTCTAGTTCCTTAACCGGTTTATCCTTATTTTCGTCCCACCGATAGCTCTTCAATTCATTTATGATGTTTTGACAGTTATGATTTATCATTAGATTTCCATTTTTGAACATCTTTTTTATTTCTTGAATCCCTCCATTGATATCGTTATTCCCTCCGATCGGTTTCAGACCTTCGTCTTTCATCTCCTCTATATCAGATTTTGCGCTGGGGTCGCAATATATAGGATCGGACGCTATATCATCTTTCATATATTCGATTGCATTCGAAACCAGCCATTTTTCTTCATATTGTTCTCGAGATATGACATGGAGGTCCCCATATTTTTCTATTTTTATGAAAACGCGTGGATTGATATATCCCGAATCATAACCCCAAAAGATTTCAGTGGGGGGCCCTAATTCATCGATCTCTTCGCGCGTCAAAAGATGTTCGGACTCTTCAAATTCCTTATAAATGAGACCCTCGAATTTTATGAACTTCCCCTCGATTTCTTGCTGCTTGAATTCCTTGCTATAGCTCTTTTCCATATCCTGAATATAATCTTCAGGAAGTTTGAAATTTTCCCAACTCGAGATTCCTGAGATGGAATTATAGCCCGGGTCATCATTATTTTCGAAAAAATCATATAACCAATTGAAACCCTTTGGAGTGGAAGTCCCGATCAATTCAGCGTTTTGGGATTCCCGCATCGCCCCTTGAATAATTTGATATGCTTTTTTCGAAACCATTGCGATTTCATCGATCCAAGCTTTCGAGAGTGTGAGACCCCTGATCTTGTCAGCCTTTCTTTCATCTCCGGCTGATCTGAAATATATTTTCGAGCCGTCGACCAATTCCATCCTCATATCTCCTTTATGGAACTCTTTTATGACGTTTTCAGTGAAGGGCAGACTATATGATTCATCACCATACAAAGTTTTTTCGAAGGTTGAAACCACTGAATCTTTCAACATTTTATACGTCGGTGCCGCAACCAGACAGTTTATTCGCCTGTCTGAATTCATGATTTTCATCAATATCCAAAGCGACCCCGCAACCGTCTTGCCGCTCCCACGTCCGCCGATCAAAACTTTATTTCTGGCGTCGTCCTTGAAAAATTCTTTTTGATGGGGAAGCAATTCTATGTCAATCTGATTCATGAAAATCAACGCCCGTTATTTTTATAATGCCCTCAATCTTCGTCGTCTTCGGCTTCAACGAAATTTATTTGCACCTTATCAAGGCCCTCATGCAAGATCCTTTTTTCTTCAGGCTGCTTTTCTATTTTTCCGAGATCCATCAGGAACTTTCTATAGCTATCCAGGGTCCGACGAACCTCAGCCCATTCCCCTTCCTTTTCCAGTTGATCTTTAACTTTTTGATAGCCTAGTTTCAATTCGGTCTCGAGAACTTCGGAGCTGGTGTTCTGCCCGATTGATTTCGCAATCTGCTTGATATCCTTCGAAATCTGCTGCTGCGAAATGTCGAAGGCCGTTGCTAGAGGCTTTCGCCTGACCAGCTGCGGGTCCCCCTTTTTTATAATCTTTCGCAATATATAGGCGCGCCTTTCTTCGCAGGTCCAACCTGGGTTAGGCCTTTCTTCGGGAACTGGGACCTCGAAGTAGTTTGGCAGATCTCCACTTCCTTTCATCTTCGATCACCACCATTTTTATGAGCTATATTCATAATTATCACCTATTCGATTTTATATATATACAATTTTTAGGATTTCCTAACTTTTTACTCATTTCAACCAATTTCAATCTTCGTATTGCTTATTTCCCTTTAGTTTTTTTCCTTTAAATAAAGCTATTAATATAATGTAGTTGTTATAAGCTTTACTTTCCAACTTTCATTGAGATATAAGAAGAGATAATAGACAAACATTGATATCTCTATAAAGAGTTGCAAAACAAGGCTTATGCTAACTACATTATAAAAATGAAGGGTATAATAATAACCTGAAAACCGGGATTGGCGAAAAAGACTCGATAAAAAGACAAAAACCGGCTTTGAAGGGTAGGGTGAACGCCCCATTTTAGCTATTTTATGCACCCCTTTCAGGACGAAATCTAAAAAAAACCCTCTATCGGTATAACACGTCAATGTGTAATTGTAAAATAACGGCCGTTAGTTTGGGCGAAGTGGAAAAAAAAATAAGAAGGAAAAGGTTTTGTCGGTCGAGCTACTCACTATCATCATCGAGTAACTCTTCCGGGTCATACATATAGTCCCTGGCCCGTCTGGGATCCGGGTGACTTTTTTCCATCATGCTATCATCCTCATTTTCTTTTTCGCAATCGGGGCACTCAGTCATATATATCACTGCGCCTCATAGTATCCAAAGCCTTCTTGTTTCAATTCTTTTTCATCGATCAGTTTGTTTATGAATTCCATGAACTTTTCTTCCGATTCGATCCACGTTCTGGCTTTGATTTTCCTGAAAAGATCTTCCCGTGAGACACCGCCTTCGGACTTAACTATATGAAGCAGTTCATTCATGATGTCGTCGTCAGTGTAATCCCGCGGTTTTTTCCTCCGTTCAATGTTTTTTCCTATGATTTCCCCGTCAGAATTGAATTCCTTCACCTCGATGTTTTCGAAGACCGGTTGCGTTTTTCCGTCCACTCTTTTATCTCCGTATCTTGCGAAATGGACCTCTTTTTGGATCCTTTCAGTGAATTTTCGCCGCCGGACCGCGCCTTTATCGAGGGAGTCGCAATAGTCTCTATAGATATCATATAGTTCTCGAGTTGAATAGAACGATCCTTCTTTTTCATAGCAAACCAATTCGCTGAATCGAGATAAGGCGTCTCCGAACATCTTCCAGCGCCGCCGCGTCTCTTCGTCAGATTGCTCATAGGAGAACTTCCGATCGTTTTTCAAAAATCGTCTTGCTCCTCGAACCAACCATTGAATTATTCCTTTTCGTTCTTCCTCGATGATATCCTTTTCGAGGTCCCCATATTGTTGCCGCTGACCGCATTGCGTACAGGTTTTTATCCGATCGAATTTCATCTCGAAATCGCCCCCACCGCAGGTCGGGCATTTGTCCCCGATTTTTTCCGGGAGACGTCGAGGGAATATCAGGACGAAAAACCGATTCCAAAAAGAATTGTCATCCGCGGGACACGCAGGAGTTATGTTCGTTGCGAATATATGTTCGGCATGGGGGCTGAACCCCATAGTTTGTTGCCATTTCTGGTTCCATATCATTTCATTCCCATCGGCTATCGATTTCAGGGTGTCGGTTCGGTTCATAAAATATTGGTCGGACTCATGATTTATATTCATGAGAGCCCCTCGGAGATGGCTGATCTGAAAGTCGTTGTTTTTCGTTGACAGTTGTTCTAATGAGACAGCCGAAACATTTTCTTCTCCGACCGCTTTTTTTATCAAGCGGATGAAAGCCGACTTCCCTGCATCTGTGTCTCCCGCCAGCATGATAAGTTTTTTATGCAATTTTTCAGTTAAAAGGGCGGACCCCAGAACTTCCTGACAGATTATGACGTCCTCTTCATTTTCAAAATTGAATCGCAAAAAATCTTTGAACATCGGGCAGTCATGATCCTTTTGGGTGTCATATTCGATCGGGATTTTCGCAAGAGCAAGCATATCTGGGTCGTGATCGAGCATTTCGTTCTTTTCTATATCGAGGACGCCGTTCTCGAAAGTTATAAATCCAACCGGCGCCCCGAAGTCGTCAGATTCCACCTGCGTTTGGTCTGAAATCGCCGCCATCACCTGTTTTTGCCAGTGTGTTTTCGCGGACGGCATATATTCCCGTGTTTTTTCACGGACCGCGGCGTGTCCGGTTTCCGCTCGATATATTCCTGCATCATAAACATGAAGATGACCGACTTTCGTTTCCTGGATGCTTTTTTTCGGCGTTGCGAAATGATAGTTCTCGTTTATGACTTCCGCTATCCTGTCATGCTGTGTTGGAAAAACGGGATTGAAATTATCGCCTTCATCGCAAATCGGGCAGACATATGGTTCGTCAGTCCTGTCCCAGAAGATATATTCCCCGCATTCCCCGCATTTATATATCCTCTTTGAAATCACTTTATAGTCCTTGAGATCTTCAATGAGGGGGGCCGGAACTTCGATAGGATCCCCGAATCTTTTGTTTTCTAGTTCGTCGATGTTCTTCGCTAGGATGAAAAATTCCGTCTCATAGGATAACTTATCTGGGTCCTCGTGAAATTCTGTAAGTTTTTCGATAAGATCTCTGGGGACCGCGTTGATATCGATATTTTTTCCATATTGTTCATTTATATAATCGATAGTTTCCATGAATTTTTTTCCGGTCACTGCGCCTATATCAGATTCGTCACATGAAATGACGCCCGCTTCCACCGCTGCAAATTGAATCGCTCCGCCCCCGGTTCCGCAACGGAAACATTTCCATTGATCTTCAACGAAATCGACATAGAAATTCCGACCGCTTTCAGATCCGTGAACCGGATGGGAGCCACAGAATTCATTTCCTTTATAACGCGTGAATTTCGATTTGGTCATCATATCACTCATATGAAAATCGATGTCGTTGATTTCATCCCTATCGGTTGCCTTTTCATCGGAGGTTATTTCAGGCCCTCCATGATCAAGATAGTCTTCGAGCGCCGCTTTTATATCCATCCATGTTATTTCTGCAATCTCCTCGTCCCTATATATTTCATAGAGATTGCCGGTTGCGCCGTGCATGCTATTTGGCCCCACGAGATATTTATCCCGAAATTGGAGATGACCATGGTTTTCATTATCAAGATCAAGCGTCAAATTTTCAGCTTCGCTTTTATCCTCGAGCTTGAAATAATAATGCTTCCCACCACGACCCGTTCTGACCGTGAAAGTCCGGGGCAATCTTTCGTCGATCACTCTTTCCAACTCTGCGCTGTCAGCGTCAATCCCCATATAATTATCACCCTCTTTGAAAAGGACCGCGTAATTCCCGTCAGCGCCTTGCGCCTTCCACTGTTTTATTTCATCGGCGTCATAATGATTCTCCCGTTTATTTTTGAATTTTTCCGCCGGCGCCTTTCCATTGGTTTCATCACTTGGGGCTCTCAATTTTATGAAGGACAATCCTTTGGATTTTAATTTATCTGGAATCATGATTATCACCGCTATATACTATATCATTATATTTATTTTTTGCAACGTTTATCCGCTGGTCCCAACGGCAATAGCGGGCCAGGATCCGGGGCCCGATAACGTCACTATATTCGGAGCTTAATCGTTCTTTTATTCCGGCATATTTTATTTTTCCCTGGCTATCAAAGATCATCTCTTTGGCTTTCATGATTTGATTCTTATCTATGTCTCGAGGGAGTTCGAGGGGGATATGCATCGGCCCCCAGTATCCGTTTTTTTCCCTGATATTATATGCAAACCCGAACCCATTGATGAATTTTTCATTTTCATCATCGATATCGATTAGGAAGAAAAGCTCCCAGTGGTCCGGTCTTTTTATTATCCCGACTCGCTCGGGTTCCTTCCTGTCGACCTCGAAGCCGCAAATTTCATATGATTCTTTCATATGCGAAATCAATGCTTCGAGGCTTTTTTCCGAGCAGGATATCCGGTTCCTGTCATGGAAGTGGTCGACAACTTCGTCGAGTGGTCGTTCATCCCTGTTATCCATTTTTATCCGCGGCAGCGATTGAGCGCTGCCTAATCGTTTTTCCTTTTCGTCCATCATAGTCTTTTTTTCAGACATTTTTTCACCTTTTTTGTTTTGTTTTTTCACGCCCCTCAACCGATGAAGGAAGGAGGGACCTTTGCGAAATAGGAAAGGGTTTTATAAAGGTTTTTGTAAGTGGTTTTCAGCGATCTCAACGATTTCATCTCATTCTAGGACTTTCAGCTTTCTTTCTTGATCCACGTCTATGCGTATTTTTTCAGGGATATCCATAAACTCGTCTTCCCAGTTTCCATCTTTCATCATCGTTTTTCCGTCCTCTTCATCGCCGTCAGCGAACTCTATATATTCGTTCAGGATCCGCCCTCGTTCACGTTTATCAATGGGTTTGCATATTTCTTTGAAATCAATCATTGTGATATCTCCGTGCAGATCTGGATCTATGGAGCATTCTTCAGGAAAATGAACGAATCTCAATTTATTCGAGCCTTCATCAACCGCGAAATGATATTCGGCCTGATCGAGATGGCTGTTTTTCCTGATCGCCTTGTAGATCTCTTCTTTCTCTATAGTCAGTTCATCCTGCTCAGACGCTTGAACGTCCGATAAGAGTTTTTCTTTCATGTCGCATACATCTTTGCTATATCTCATATTTTTCACCTTTTTTGTTGTTTTTTCAGCGCCCCTCAACCGATGAAGGAATATGGGACATCGCTGCCCCGCGCCTTCTTATTATATTATAAGGGGGGCCTCCTAT